CTCAATTTCCGTAGTGGTAAACGGCGGCGCTGATGCTGACATTGCATTGGCCATGTACGTCAAAAAGAACCCTGGCGCGGCCATGTTCCCCCGGTACAACGAGGTCACCGATACCTGGATCGACCCACCAGGCACCAATGGCGTAAACGTCGACGTCACCTCGCCAGTGACCGGAAATACCAAGAACATCACGTTTCAGCGGGCTATCGCTTTGCCGGTGTACATTCGCTATGCCATCAAACAGGTAGGCACGCTACCCAGTGACATTGGCGCGCGCATCAAAGCGGCCACCATTGCTGACTCGACCAAGGAACTGTTCGGTGACGACGGTGGCGCTATTGGATTCAACCAAGGTGGCTACGACATTGGCGAGGTTGTTCCGGTCGGCCGCTTCTATACGCCCGCAAACAAGGTTCTTGGGCAGTATGGTGACAGCTATGTCACCTCAATCACCATTGGTACTTCTGCTGGCTCGCTATCGGCCAATACCATCCAGCCCGCCTACAACCAGCTGCCCACCTTCATCGACGCCAATATCACCGTCGTGGTGTCCTGATGCAAGCACTCGACCATAGCGAACTCGCCAAATCCAGAATCATCAGCGAGTACCGCGGCAAGCAGCGATTCCAGGCCTGGATAGATATCCTGCCGGCCATTGCGAACCGATCGCTTGAATCCGCGCTGCAGACCGTCTACAACAGCTACAATGTCGATCTTGTAAATGATGAGCTGCTTGATGTGATCGGCAGAATCGTAGGAATCTCGCGGCCTATCCTGCGCACGACAGCTACCGATGTGTTTGGTTACGAGGGCAACGACAGCTATACCCCCTACAACGTTGCGCCCTACATCGGCAGCGGTGATCTAAATATAGATGCACCGCTGAACAATGACCTGTATCGAAAGCTGATCAAGGCCAAGATCGCCCGAAACATCAGCGATGGCACGTACGATAGCATTATCCAACTGACCGAGTTCATACTCGGCTTTGCAGTGACTGCTCTGGTCGATAACGGCGACATGTCGTTTCAGCTCGGTCTCGAACGTGAGCCTGATAACGGTACCGCTTACCTGATCAACAATTTCGATATCATCCCCAGGCCACAAGGTGTTGAGCTGAAGCCCTATTTCATTCTGCCAAGCGGCATTGAAGAAATTGAGCGCACCTCGACACTGATCTACAACTATTCGAACTACACGCTGCCAGGAGACGTCGCCTAATGTCACGCGAAGCATTCAACCGCCTATGGGCGACCACTCCCAGCACGCCAGGCAACGATGCCAGCTTTAAAGAGCCGCGGTCTACCATTTGGGGTACCGGGTGGGAAGGTGGCGCAGACAAGGATGCTCCCAAGGCTGGCGAACAGAACTGGTGGCAGAACCGGGCAGACTTCGCCTTACAAGACCTAGAGCGGTCTGGGGTAATGAGCTGGAATGCTAACGCATCGTACAATGCAGGCGCGCCTACAAAGGCCTCTGATGGAAATTATTACGAGAGCATCAACAACGCTAATGCTGGTAATGATCCGGCCGGCACGACTGGCTTTTGGAGGCTTATTGGCGCATCGCTATACAACGTGATTCCGGTCGGTTCCGGAGTGATGGTGTTCCACAATGGTGTTCCTGATATCGGTTGGCTTAAATGCAATGGGGCGGTTCTGGTGCGAGCTTCTTATCAGCGGCTTTTTGATGCGATCGGCACCACGCATAACACCGGCAGCGAGTCGAGCACTCAATTTCGCCTTCCTGATATGCGAGGCGAGTTTCCGCGCGGCTGGGACGATAGCCGCGGGATCGATAGCGGTCGAGCCTTTGGTAGCGCCCAAGCTGGCGATATTCAAGCGCACACCCACTTTGCGCCAACTGCTGTGAGCACGGCTGCGGGCACACTAGAAGTGCCAGGCACTCCGTATTCGGCATACGACTACATCAACGCAGCGCCTACCAGCAGCAGCGGCGGCACAGAGACCAGACCCCGTAACAAGGCCGTTAACTTTTGGATCAAATACTGATGAAGGCAGAATTCGGCCAGCGTATCGTTTATCAGACTGATGACCAAGGGTTTTACATCGGCGAGACCATTGCTGATCCCGATCCGCTAACGCCTGGAAGATGGCTGCTTCCTAGGGGGGCCATTGAGGTAGCACCACCAAAGATCATTGGCGCCAAACGCGCGCAGTGGGATGGATTTCGCTGGAAGCTGATAATGCTGGAATAGAAAAAGGCCCCAAGGGGCCTTTTCTTTATTCTGCAAATGGGTCCGGGTTTTCATTAAGGTCTGGCTCCGATTCCTGCTCTGGAGGCTCAGCTTTGATGGATTGGAGGCGGGCTTTCTGGCCTGCTGTCAGCAACGCTTTTTTCTCCAGAGCTGCAATGATCTCGTCGGCCTGCTTATCGCCTGCCAATATCGCATCAGTAGCGCGAGGTACCTGCTTCTCGAATGCATCGTCGGGCCAGTAAGTCGGCTCGACCTTTGCGGACGGCGCATCGACCGGATAGAAAGGCTGCACCTTCTGAGCCGCTTTTTTGCCGCGAGTCTCGTTGGTCATGATGGTCTTTTCGCCGCTGATGTGGCTCATGTGACTGCAGCGAATGCCACCCTCAGCTTTTCCAGCCCACTTGACTGTCTCGTCGTTGTAGAGCACCAGCCAGCGGCCTACCCACTCAGATGGGTCGCTATCGGCCCAGCACGCAGCCAGCACGCGCCTGGAGGTCTTGGAAGGCTTCCAGGGTTGCGGATGAGCATCGACAAAAATGCTGATGGGCTGATCGGCTGATCCGGTCAACTGGATATCGGTGATTTGGCAGGTCAGTGGACCGCCCAGCAGATCCGCAGCGTTGATCTGGTCACTTTTGGCCTGAGTCGTGCTCAGGAAATCCTCTCGGGAAATAGCCATTACAAACCCCCTTCTTCAAAAATCTCATCAGCCATCCAGCTAGTAACGCTGGTCACCTCAGAATCATCCGCATAAGCCGGCCAGATGCCGGACTCCAGGCAATCCGCATACTTATTCAGGGCTGACCGATAATGCTTGCGCCCAAGCATCATTGCCACCTCGTCCAGGTCATGGCAGACACAACCATGAGGCGCATTCTCCTCGACCGCGATGATCGGAAATTCGCGGATATCCTCGCCTGTCTCGGCTTTCCACATGTCGGTGTAGAAGGCGATCTGCATGTAGTAGCCGTAGTTGCTGATGGCCTTAACGAATTCAGAACCGCGCGCATCCTGGCACTTCTTGAGGTCGGCGGCCGAGAATCCGTCACCCTTGAAGTCGAAACGGAATTTCACGTCGACGCCGGTTACCGGATCCTTAGTGAATACCGACAATTCACGTCGCCCACGCGATTGCAGGATTCGCGCAGCCCGCTTATTACGGTAGACGGCCTCTTGCATATCGACGATGCGGCGATGCTCGCTGATCGTCAGCACGCGATCGCCACCAGCGTCCTTTGCAAGGCCCTTGTACTCAGCTAGGCGACGGTCATCAACCGAAGCCACCAGGTAATGGCTGGCGAAATGCTCAGGCTCCAAGATCGCAGCATGAAGCGCCGTGCCGATCTGCTTGGCTCGTGTATCGCCGTCTGCTGGCTCGCGATACTTAAAATGCGCAGGGCTGCGCATGACAAGCTTGAGCCCTGAGTTACTGGCCGCTTCGACGGCGAAATAGTCGGATGAGGACATTCCTTCAATGATCATACCGGGATACCGTCTTCGTCGAGTTCCAGCAGCTTAGAAAGGTTGTAGCGGATGGAGGTTAGCACCTCGCACGATTCGTCATCTGACAGGTAAAGGGTATTTTCTGAAAAGCCCCATCCGTCCAAATAGCAGGAGTTGCCCTGATAGTCATTATCCTGCAGATGAATGTAGACCTTGAATTCGCCTACGTGGGCCCAGTATTGGAAGAAAACATGGTACTCACCCTGGGTGGTGATATTCAGTGCCAGGCCAGCGATTTCTTGGATGATTTCGATCTGATGCTTAGTAGCCATTTTGCAACCCTCGTTTCTCGTTATTTGTTAACGCCATATTGCCTGACGTATTCTTCGTATGCAAGTCGAAATTGCAGGTGGCCATAGCATATGGCGACGAAATGACCTTTTGCGGATGCTGCTGCTAGAAAATCCTTTTGCGACTGCAGCGTCTTCGATTGCGTACGGTCCAGACGCTTCATCTCGAAAACGCCTGGCACTCGGCAGGACAGGTCGATAATGTCTGATACTCCCGCCTTTACACCTTCCTTGCGACGAATCTGATGATGGGCTGCAGTGCCGCGGCTCTCGTTGGCCACATGGAAACATAGAGGCGCACGATCAGGATAGGTTACCTCCTGCCAGGACATGGCGTTGATCTGCTCGACGCGCTCGGTGGGGCATGGGCCGCGGTAGCGGCTGTCGAAGATATGGATCATGCTTCGGCTTCCTCGATGATCTCCTCAGGCGTTTCAGCCAGCCCAGTATCACGAAAAACCTTCCGGCCAATCTCCCACTTCCCATTATTCTCCCGGGCCGAAATGCTGACAGGAATCGAGAACATCGCAGACATTTTCTCAATGGTAGCCGCTTTCATGGATCTGGCTTTTGACTGCCATTGGCTGCCATTAACGTGCGCCTTCACCAGCCCGTTGTAATAGATCCGCGTATTGATCGTCGGATTCTTGCCGGCGTTCGGATAGAAGATCTGCACAGGCTCTCGGCCATCCGCTAGCACGTACCGAACCAGCAGCATTCCATTAGCCTTAGCCTCCATTTTCATGGAGACAACAGGCGTCAACTCGGCGTCAGTGTAGTGCTTACCCTGGAGCTTTTCGTTGGGGTTGATGAGCTCTCTATGGCAGCTTCGGCACTCCCGGGCCACAATATCATTCTTCGTGCCGCAATCCGGGCACAACTTGAAAGACCAGAAATAGTCGCAGCGAATGCCTCCATGCTGGCCAATGCATCGGCGTGCGAACATGGAGTTTTCTTCATCGCACACAGGGCACAGGATTGTTTCATTTTTCTGCTTGGCATGGTCCTTCTCCGCTTTCTCCAGAATGGGGTTTTCGTACAGGTGGCCGAGGCGATCCATTACACCGGCATAGTCCAGCAGAAGAGAGAATGGTTTTTCACTGGCGGCAATCAGCTCGAAACGCTCTTCAGTGGTCAGGCTATCGCGCTCCACCATGCCTGGGGTACCTTCGTCGACCAGTAGGCGCAGTACGCGACCGATGGACTGGATGAGCAGAACCAGGGAGCCTATGGGGCGCAGGTAGACCAGCGTATCCCACACCGGAACGTTAATGCCCGTAGTCAGCACGCCAACGTTGATCACGTATTTGCAGCGGCGATCCTTGGCGCGCTCCAGAATGTCGGCCCGCTCTTTCTCTGGCGTGTCGTCGGTGATGATGCCGATATCGATATCAGCCACGCCAAGAGTGCGTAGGGCATCCGCGACCTTGATCGTATGCTTCTTAGTGGCAGCGAACAGCAACACGCCCAGGCGATCCTTTGAGCGCTCCACGACCTCTGCCATGATGCGCAACAGCTTGGCGTCATCGCTGGTGGCCTCGTCTAACTCCGCCTCGTTGAACTCCCAGCTGCCAGCCTTGGTATCAAGCCCACTGAAATCATAGGCGTCCTCGTCTTCATGTGCTGGCCAGCCAAACTGGATCGGCGTGATCCATCCTTGATCAAGCATGAAGTTAGTGCTTATCTGGCCGTCACCTACCCCGCCTGCTGGATAGAATGGATCGCTCGGCTGTAGGCTGGCGAACCCTGACCAGAAGTCGCCGATGATCGAATCAGTATCTCGGAACGGGGAGCCAGTTAGGCCCACTAGGCGCAGCTTGGGATTGATCAGGTAGAAGTGCGTCAGGATCTTCATGAACTGACTATCAGGTTCGTTGAAGTTAACCTGATGGTTTTCGTCGATCACAATTACGTGAGGATGCCAGCCGCCGTCGACCTTGAACTCTTTGTCCAACGCCCGGGCGATGGTTCCCTCGGTCGCATAGACGGTGTCGTAATAGGCAGACTTTCGGTTCAGGCTAGCGCTGTAAACGCTGTTCTCAAGTCCTACGCTCCAGGCTGCCTGGCTGTTCTGGTCGCATAGCTCGCCAGCGCGCTGGATGATCAGCGCGCGTACCTTGTTTCCCTTCTCTCGGCCGGCATCGATCAGGGCCTTGGCAATCTCTGCCGCCATGATGGATTTGCCGGCCGATACAGAAGCGTGCAATACGATTGGCGGATGGATGGATAGGCCGTTCCATTTGATTGTTCTGGCGGTGCGGATGTGTTTTAGGACTCCGGCTACTGAGGGGCGCTGAAAACTTAGGAGTGCCATCAGCTAGCCATCCATTCAGCTTTAGGCATACAAATAAACGCCCGCAACCCAGTCAGCAGCTTATACCGCTTGCCGCCGTACTGTACCGATGAATCAAAGGTTCGCGGCGCATCGAAGGTGTCGAGCAGCTTGCCGACTCGGCCGCAGGGGTGGAGTTCGTAGATATCGATTAGCATTATTTTTCATCTCCACTCAAATTGTTGGATGCCTCTATAATCTCGGCCAAGAATGCGCAATCCACCTCAACGTACTCAAGCGTGCCAAGAAGGATTCTTTCGCGGATTCCCTCATCAATAGAGGCAACGAATCCGCGTACCGCTTCGGCTAGTCTCGAGTCATTTGCTTTGCTTTTCTTTGGCGCCACTTTTGCAGTTACTTTCTTTTCGCCAGCGGCTTGCTTACGACTGGCAAGCTCCTCGGTTGAGCCTTCCTTATGATCGCGAACCAGCTTTACGGCCTCCGTGGCGCTGATCTCGCCTTGCTTGATTGCTTCTTTGACTGGCTCTGGAGCGCTATCCAAGACAAACATCTGGTCTACGTGTCCGCGCGTTTTGTTGACCAGCTTGGCAATCTGTTCATTGCTGGCTCCGAGGTCGCGCATGCGCTGATAGCCCTCGGCAAGCTCCAGGCTGGTCAGCTTTCGTCCTTCATTGCTGGTAAGCACACGGGCATTTCGCTCTAGCTCACCACCCTCAAAGGGTTTTACCCCGACCCAAACGGTGCCTTCTTTATCGCGCAGATGATCCAGGAACTCGGGGGATTCCGTTTCAACCAGGCGATAGGCCCGGATGCGTCGATGGCCGTCAACTAGCTCAAGATCAGTTGTAACTTCAACGTCAGGCAGCTTACCTCCGCCCACAATAAAGTCGGCCAACGTACGAATGGATTGAGCAAGGTCCTCGCCCTCATGACGCCAATTGAAGCCGTCCTTTTCCTTGAGATCGCTAAGTCGCGCCTTCATAGCATCGGCGCGCTTCAGGGTTTTCTCGTTGACCAGCTGATTAAAGGTTGCCATCTGTATTGCCCTCGTAATGATTATTTGACGCCGCTTGCCTGCTTTCGCTGTATGTTGCATAATCTACGCCACAGAACCCAGGCATTCAAGGAAAAATCGACATGACAGACAAAAAAAGCCATCAGGAACGCATAAAGGCCAACAAGAAGCGGCTAGAGAAAACCGAGACGGGCCGCGTACTGCTTGAGCTACGTGACCTGTGCGGCGGCCGCGTCCCCATGGCTCGTGCTCTGGATATTAACGTGCGCAGCATGGATATCTGGTTTCACCGCGGCCAGGTCAGTGAGCAGGGTGCCTATCTCGTTGAGCGCACACCCTTCTTCGCCGACAAAGGCTGGACCAAAGAGAAGGTACGCCCGGATATCAAGGAAATGCAGTGGCACGGGCCTAACCTCGAATTCTTCAGCGGCTTTCTGGGTCGCAGCAATGAGGACAAAGAGGTAAGCCGCAACCGGCATGAGAAGCGTCTGGAGGATCGGGCGGCTAGCAAGCTGGAGAAAGAGATTGAAGGGCACAAGGAGTTTTTGGCGCGGGTTAATGGGGAGATTGAGGAATGAGCGCACTTGATACCCAAGTCGGCGGTGCCCACTATCGCGAAGGCGGAATCCAGCCGGTGCAGTACATCGAAGCAAACAATTTAGGTTTCCTGGAGGGCTGCGTACTCAAGCGTGTAACCCGCCACAACCGCGCAAACGGCAAGGGTCGCCAGGATATCGAGAAAGCCATCCATGAGCTGCAGCTTTTGCTTGAGCTGCGCTATCCAAAGGCTCAAGAGCCGCTGGAATTCGACGAAGAACGAGCCGACATCATCGGGCAGAATGGTAATGATGGGGAGCACTACTCGAATGATATGCTGACTGATAGAATTCAACTAATATTCTCAAAGCCTTCTTTCCAATGGTGGACTAGAGCCATGGAATCAGGAAAAGAGATTTCAATTATTAATCATCCGGGAAAATGGTTGGTTATGTCGACCGAGGTAAATGAAAATTTTCAGGGTTGTGCAAAACTTCGCTTGGTAGTTAAAAGAAATGCCTGAAATCACCCAATCCGAAATTGACCGCGCAAACTATGACATAGTCGCGGTTATCACCAAATACCTGCCGCTGAAAAAGAGCGGCAAGAACTACTCGGCATGCTGCCCATTCCATAAGGAGAAATCGCCGAGCTTTACGGTAAACGAGGCCAAGGGCTTTTTCCACTGCTTCGGATGCGGCGCTGGTGGCGATGCAGTCGATTTCGTCATGCTCCACGACAACTGCAATTTTCCGGCCGCGATACAGGCCATCAATGGGAATGCACCGGTCACCATCACGCCCGCCATGATCCGTCAGCGCAAAGCGATCGATCATAGCGTCAAACCATCCGACCATTGCGAGAACGCCGAGCAGGCTAAATCCCTGCTCGAGCGCACAGAACTGATAGGAAATCACATGTACCTGCTCAGACACAATACGGCGCCTTTTGCGTCTGCAAAAGCAATCAAGGGATCTTTGATCGTCGAACTGTTCAACGAGCCAGGCGATCTGCTCAACCTGGCGTCGATTACCATGGATGGAGGCATCCGCTATTCAGCGGGCGGCATCAGCTATGGCGCAAC